CGATGACGAGCAGTTCATCGATGAAGACCCAGGCATGGATGAAGAGCAGATTGAATCGATCGCGCGTCTAGCGATTGAGGACGCTGTCGATTTCATCGATAACACGGTCAGCCCTGGTCGCGCAGAAGCCGCCGAGTATTACAACGGCGAGCCATTCGGTAATGAGCAAGAAGGCCGCTCAACTGCGATGACGATGGACGTGCGCGATACCGTGCAAGCCATGCTCCCGAGCTTGATGCGCGTTTTCTGCGGCAGCGATCACGTTGTCGAGTACGCGCCTCACGGGCCAGAAGACGTTGAGGTCGCAAAGCAAGCGACCGATTACGTGAACTACGTGCTTAACCAGGACCAAGACGAGGCGTTTGTCTCGATCATGTACCAGTGTTTCAAGGACGCGCTCGTCAAGGGCAGCGGATTCCTAAAGTATTACTGGGATGAGTCGGACGAGGTTAAGACTTACGAATTAAAAGGACTCGATGACCAGGCGCTTGCGGCCTTAAACGCAGACCCAAACATCGAAGTCAGAATGCTATCTAGCAGCGCGAGCAACGACCAGGTCGATTCGCAAACTGGTCAGCCGCAAGTGCTACATGACGTTTCTGTCATTCACCGAACGGTGAGAGGCAAAGTCAAAGTAGCGGCGGTGCCACCCGAGGAGATTCTCGTCTCGCGTCACGCTCGCTCCTTTGCGGATGCGGATCTCATCGGACACCGCCGCTACGCCACCGTTAGCGAGCTCGTCGAAATGGGTTACGACTTCGACACCGTGACTAACTTTCAAACAGAAGACGATGACTTCACGCTCTACAACGTCGAGGCGCGCGAGCGCATGCTAAGCGAGCAAGACAATCGCGATTATTCAGATGACCCTGCGCGTCGCCGCGTTTTGTACGTCGAGGCGTTCATGCAGATCGACGTTGACGGGGACGGCATTGCCGAACTGCGCAAGCTGTGCTGCATGGGGCCGAACTACGAAGTGATGCGCAACGAGCCCGCCGATGATATTCCCTTCGCTCATTTCTGCCCTGACCCTGAGCCGCATGCTTTCTTTGGTATGTCGATCGCGGACCTCACGATGGACATCCAGCGAATCAAATCGGCAGTACTTCGTGCGAGCCTTGATAGTCTTGCTATGTCTACTCATCCAAGGGTCGGCATTGTAGAAGGGCAAGCCTCGCTCGAAGACGTGATGAACGTCGAGGCCGGCGGCATCATTCGCATGCGCAACCCTGGCGCGGTTGTTCCTTTCACCCTGCCTTACGTTGGCCAGTCGGCATTCCCGATGATGGAGTACCTCGATCAACTCAAAGAGAACCGGACTGGGATATCGAAAGCCGCCGACGGTCTAGCACCTGAGCAACTCCAATCGAGCACGCTCATGGCCGTCCAGCAGACGATCTCAGCGGCGCAGCAACGCATTGAGATGATTAGTCGCCTGTTCGCAGAAAACGGCATGACGCGCCTCTACAAAGGTCTGCTAAGGCTAATCATCCAGTATCAAGATCAGCCGCGCATGATTCGCTTGCGCAACCAGTTTGTGCCTATGTCGCCCGATGTTTGGAACGCGGAAATGGACGTGGTTAGTAATGTCCACCTCGGTCGCGGCTCCGATCAAGAGCGCATGGGCATGTTGCAGCAGGTCGCGCAAAAGCAAGAAATGATCATGCAGCAACTTGGCCCGCAGAATCCAATGGTCAGCCCGACCAACTACTACGCGACGCTCACACAAATGCTAGAGCTCGCCGGGTTCAAGGACATCAACCGATTCTTTATGGACCCAACTCAAGCCATGCAGCAGATGCAGGCCCAGGCGCAACAGCAAGAGCAGCAGCCTGACCCGAACCAGCAACTGATCCAACTGCAAATGCAGGCGCTCCAGGTCGATATCCAGAAGAAGCAAGCCGAGCTGGAACTAGAGCGCGAGAAGATGATGCGCGAAGACGATCGGCGTCGAGATAAGGATGAGGCCGACATGGTCTTGAAGGCTGCAGAGCTTGAAGCGCGTTACGGCGCCCAGGTGAACATCGCTGAGATCAAGGCGAACGCCGATCGAGATCGTGAGGTAGTGAGACAAATTGCGGGTGCGGTGAATGGCCAAGTCTGAGCACCAGTACCTGGAGAACATTCAGAGAATGTTCGATGACCCTGACTTCCAGACTTTGACGGACAGGGTGAAGTACGAATTTTTTGAAGCGTGGCAACGTGAGCGCAAGCCCGACGAGCGGGAACGCATTCACGCGAAATTACAAGCACTCGACCAACTGATCAATGCCATGAGGGCGGCGGCAGACTCGATTGCTTTCGAAAAGCAAAGGAGCAACTGAAATTATGAGTGATAGAATTGAAGGCGAAGAATCTCCAGATCTGGGGATATCTTCAGCGCAAAGCGCGATATTGGATATGTTGTCCCCCTCGGAAGAGGATACGGCAGAAGATTCAGAAGAGCGCGTTGACGAGTCCTATGAGGGCGAGGTCTTAGATGAAGCTGCAGAAGAGTACACCGACGAGGAGCTCGAAGCAGATGAAGAAGAGATCGATCTGGATGATGATGAACAAGAGCCAGACGAGCTTGAGACAGACGGCCAGACTTTCACCGTTAAAGTAAACGGAGAGGAAGTCGAGGTCGCGCTAGACGAGCTCAAGGCAGGCTACTCACGTCAATCAGACTACACAAAGAAGTCGCAAGCATTATCGGAAGAACGCAAGACGTTCGAGCAAGACCGGGATGCTGTGTTACTAGAGCGACAGCAATACGCCCAACTTCTTGGGGCACTGCAGCAACAACTGAACGGAATGGATGAGCCCGCCCCGGACTTCGACAAGATGTACGACGAAGATCCGATTGAGGCGACGCGACTCGAACGCCAATGGCAACAGCGGCAAGCTGCCAAGCAACAGAAAATGCAGGCGATACAACTCGAACAGCAGAGAGTGGAAGAGGCTAATCGACAGTATCAAATGCAGGCAATGCAGCAGGTCTTAGCCGAGGAAGTACAACGACTTCCCGACGTTATCCCTGAGTGGAAGAACGAGGATGTTGCGGCGAAAGAACGTGAAGAGCTCCGTGAGTATTTGATTAACTCGGGTGTTGCAGAAGAAGAATTGCAAGCCCTAGTTCGCGCAAACCACATCAAAGTGCTGCGCAAAGCAATGCTCTACGACCGAGGCCAAAAGCGCGTGAAGCGCGCAACGAAAGACGGCCGTCGATCCAAAGTGGTTAGACCTGGCAGCAGCCAGGCGCAAGCCAAGCCAAGTTCAAGGAAGCAGAAGTCAGCTCGTCAACGTCTTGCTAGGAGTGGTCGCATGGATGATGCGGCCTCATTACTTGAATCGATGCTCTAAGGAATTAATCAATGGCTATCGTAACTAACACTTTCACGAAATATAGTGCCGTCGGCATTCGTGAAGATTTAGCGAATGTAATTTTCAACATCTCGCCCCAAACGACACCTTTCGTGTCAAACATGACCAAGCGTCGCAACGTCAGCAACACTTTCTTCGAGTGGCAGACTGACTCGCTCGCGGCTGCAGCAGCTAACGCACAGATCGATGGTGATGATCTGTCTTCTTACACTGCAGTGACTGCGACTTCTCGACTCGGTAACTACACGCAGATCATGCGCAAGGACTTCATCATTGCTGACAACCTCGGCGGTGCATTAGACCTCGCTGGTCGCCGATCAGAGATCGCTTACCAACTCGCTAAGAAGGGCGACGAGCTCAAGCGCGACATGGAGTTCAACCTTTGCGGCGTGAACCAAGCAGCAGTAGCTGGTAACAACACAACCGCTCGCAAGACTGCTTCTTTGTCTGCGTTCATCAAGACCAACACTTCACGCGGAACAGGCGGTGCAGATCCCACTGTATCAAGCGGCGTAGTTAACGCTGCCGCTACTGACGGTACGCAGCGCGCCATCACTGAAACTCTGCTCAAGACTGTATTGCAATCGGTATGGTCAGAAGGCGGTGAGCCCAAGATGGCAATGGTTGGTCCGCACGTTAAGACTGTGATCTCTGGCTTTGCTGGTATCGCGGCTCAGCGTTACATGGCTCCTTCTGATTCACCCACCACCATCATCGGTGCGGCTGACGTTTACATGAGTGACTTCGGATCTGTACAGATCGTTCCTTCTCGTTTCTCACGAGCACGCGACTGCTACATCGTTGATCCCGATATGTGTGAACTGGCTACGCTGCGTCCTATCCAGAGCGAAGAGCTCGCTAAGACTGGTGACGCAACTAAGTACATGCTTCTCGCTGAGGTCGGCCTCCAGGTCAACCAGGAAGCAGGGCTTGGTGTAGTGGCTGACTTGTCAACCAGCTAGTAGGTGAAAGATGGAACATCGACGCACACTAAACATTGACGAGATCCTTGGCACGCAGACTGATTTTGTCTACGAGTCAGGCGACTCATTGAAGGATGACCAGATCATCATCAGCGAGTCGCAGGACGTGACAGCAATTATCGAAGCGAACAAGCGCTCGGCTAATGAAATCGACAAGCACCAAAAATATGGTGAGTGGTCGAAGGTGGCGTCGATCCCATTGAACCTTTACTACGACTTGAAACGGCAGGGCATCGTTGATGACCCTGCCCGTTTTAAGAGGTGGCTAAACGATTCTGACAATCGGTTTTTTAGGACGAGAGGAGGCCGCGTCTAGTGGCAGTCACGACCTATTCAGAATTGCAGGCAGCGGTCGCGGATTGGCTAAACCGCACCGACCTTACGTCGGCAATCACAGATTTTATTTCGCTCGCTGAAGCAGAGTTCCAGCGAACGATCCGTCATCGAAAGATGATCACTCGCAGCGACGCAACAATCGACAGCGAGTATTCGGCGACGCCGGCAGACTGGTATCAAAGTGTGTCGCTGGTTTTAAAAACAGACCCGGTTCATCCGCTTGAGTATGTAACGAACGAAGCGATGAACGAGCTCAAAAGCTCTAGCAGCGCAACTGGCAAGCCGAACTACTACACGCATGTCGGCACTGAAATCCAAGTGTTTCCTGCGCCAGACGGCACGGGCTATACGGGCGAGCTTGTTTACTACGGGAAGATCGACCCGCTCACTGACAGCAACACAAGTAACTGGTTACTCGATATTGCGCCCGACATTTATCTCTACGGCACGCTGGTACAAAGCGCGCCTTATTTGCGCGATGACGAGCGAACTGGCGTGTGGGCGTCGCTTTATCAAAAAGGAATTGAAGAGCTGATCGTTAGCGATCAGAGAACGCGCGGCCAGACGAGCGTGCGCATGAAGACGAGGAGATTGCAGTAGTGGCATTCACTGATTACCTGGAAAACAAACTGGTCGCGCACACTTTCTCGAACACTGCGTACACGTCGCCCACCACGGTTTACGTTGCGCTCTACACGGTCGCACCGACTGACTCAACGTCTGGCACGGAAGTGAGCGGCGGCGGCTACGCGCGCCAGAGCGCTGCGTTCACAACGACTGGCAACGCAGCAACCAACTCGGCAGCGATCGAGTATCCAACTGCGACCGCCGGATACGGCACCGTTGTGGCTGTCGCGATCCTCGACGCATCGAGCGGCGGCAACATGCTGGCCTACGCCAGTCTCGCGGCCAATAAAACAATTGATACCGGGGACGTGTTCCGAATCCCGGCTGGTGACTTGGATATCACGCTCGACTGATGACTCAACCAACGGGTTTTGGATATGGCTCTTGGAGCGCTGGAAGATATGGTGAATGGTCCTACAAGGACGGCTCCGCGACTGTCGCGGCGAGCTCAGCATTTGCTGCGGATAGTGAACGCGTCCGAGAAGGATCGGCTGCAGGAAGTAGTACGTCGAGCTTCACAAGTGCTGGGCAGAGAGTACGAACTGGCAGCGCGACTGTCGCGGCAGCATCAACCTTCACGGCCTCCGCATCAAGAATCCAGTCAGCCTCTGCGGCAATCGCAGCCAACTCAACATTCACCGCTGACAGCGAAAGAATCCAAACCGGCAGCGCTAGTGCTACGAGCACGTCAAGCGTTACGGCGTCTGGTCAAATCGTTGCGGTGGGCGCTGCGACGATCGCTGCCACATCTACCTTCACTGCCATCGGCGGAGAAGTGGAGCTCGGCGCTGCAGGTATTAGCGCTGTCTCTACGGTTACTGCTAGTGGCGAGCTTAAATGGAATTCACAGGGCGATGCATCGACAAGCTGGAACGATCAGGCAGCGGCTGCAGACACCTGGACAAATCAATCTGCAGCAAGCGATTCGTGGAGCGGGCAATCGGCTGCGTCAACTACCTGGACAAATCAAACAAGCGCTTCGACGGATTGGTCGGAAGCCGCATAGGAGTTAGGGAATGGCATCCACATACGTTAATGACCTGCGAATCGAAGAACAGGCGACCGGCGAAAACAGCGGCACCTGGGGCACCAAGGTCAACTCAGCTTTTTCGCAAATCGCTGAGGCGTTCAGCTATGGCACCAAGCAGCTCGCCGCCGACTCGGATGAAACGTTCACAATGCCAGACGGCACTAGCGACGGCACTCGATCGCTCTACCTAAAGATCACGTCTGCCGGCTCGCTCACTGCGACGCGCACGGTTACGCTTGGCCCTAACACCGTTAGCAAACTTTGGATTATCGAGAACGCTACAACTGGCTCCCAATCGATAACCATCGCCCAGGGCTCTGGCGGCACGGTCACGATCCCGACCGGCGCAGTGAAGATGGTTTACAGCGACGGCGCCGGGTCCGGCGCTGCCGTAGTGGATGCGCTTACTGATGTGTATTTGGCAAGCGTTGATCACGCTGCATTTGGAGATAACAAAAAAGCAGTCTTCGGTGATGGCTCTGACCTTGAAATATTTAGCGACGGTACAAATGGCAGAATCTCATTAAATTCTGCCTCAGGTAATTTAAGGATGCTGGCTGATGAGTTTCAGTTGGCTAATACGGGCTACACAAATTTTTACCTTACAACAACAGCCGCTGACGCTGTTTTACTTTATCATGGAGGGGACCAAAAACTAGAAACCACCTCCACAGGCATCGACGTAACGGGCACTGTGACTGCTGATGGTTTGGCTGTTGATGGTAGTGGGTCTTTCGTAGCTAGTGCTAATGATAGCTTTTTAAGTATAGCCCACACTGGGACAGAGGCAAGACTGTCAGCAACCTACACATCAACTGGCTCTTGGACTCCTATAGTCTTAAGAACACAAAACGAAAGCAGACTTAACATTGCCACCAACGGCGACATCAGCTTCTACGAAGACACTGGCACAACTGCGAAGTTGTTATGGGATGCGTCTTCGGAGTCTTTGACTGTTACTGGCGGCATAATTTCTAACGGTCAGGTTCCTGCTTTGACTGCCTCATCAACATTTAGCGATTACATTGTTGGATACAACAAAGGTAGATTTGCAGTTGTCGGCGATGCGATAGGGACAGCGGGTGAGATAGTTCTTTCACAGTATTCGTCTAATGGTTCGGTTGGTCGAGATGCTGTCACAATAGACTCAAGTGGCAACTTGTTGGTTGGGAAGACTTCTACTGCTTTTGGCACAGCAGGAATAGAGGCACGCTCTGGCGGCACGTTATGGGCTACAGCTAGTGAAACAAATGCGGCATCGTTTAATCGTTTGTCTTCTGATGGAGCAATAGCATACTTCAACAAAGACGGCACACCAGTCGGTAGTATTGGTACTTCTGGAGGCAGACTTTATATCGGCTCAGACGACACATCTATCTTTTTTGACAGCGGCACTTCTCCATCATTAAGACCTCATGGTCCTGCTGACCCTGATGGCGTAATTGATATTGGAGAATCTGGATACCGCTTCAAAGACCTTTACCTGTCAGGCAATGTTAATTTAGGAACAAAAATTACTGCTGCTGGGGTTACAACAACTGTAAATGCTTGGAAGTCTACAAGTAATTCAACATCATCATCTAAACATATGATTTTTGCTAACCCTAACGGCAATGTTGGAGACATAAGAACAAACGCTTCTTCGACAGCTTACATTACTTCATCAGACTACCGCCTAAAGGAAAACGTAGTAGCTATGACAGGCGCTACAGAACGCCTCAAGCAACTCAAGCCTTCACGCTTTAACTTCATTGCAGACCCTGACACAACTGTTGACGGTTTTTTAGCTCACGAAGTGCAAGAAATTGTTCCTGAAGCAATAGCTGGCGAAAAAGACGCAATGATAGATGAGGAGTATGAAGTTACTCCAGCAGTGCTAGATGATGACGGCAATGTTGTTACTGCCGCTATTATGGGTACACGCTCAGTACCAGACTACCAAGGTATTGACCAAAGCAAGCTAGTACCTTTACTGGTAGCAACAATCCAAGAACTTGAAGCACGTATCGCACAACTAGAAGGAGCTAACTAATGGCTACAACATGGACAATCTCAACACTTGAACGTGAGCTATCTGACGGTGGCGTGATCGTTGCCCACTGGCGAGCTACCGATTCTGAAATCGTAGGCGAAGGTGATGACGCTGTAACCTATAGCGCATCATCTTATGGCACTTGCGGCTTTACCTACGACCCATCAAGCCCAGACTTCACGCCTTACGACGATCTTACGGAGTCTCAGGTGCTAGGTTGGTGCTGGGCAAACGGCGTTGACCATGACGCTATTGAGGCATCGCTTGCAGCCAAGATTGAAGCTGACAAGAACCCAACTCAAGCGAATGGAGTGCCTTGGTAATGGACCTTTGGACAGCTATCAATATTGCGACGGCGGTGGTGACCTTGGCGAGTGCGGTGGCGGCTGTGACCCCAACAAAGGCAGACGATGCGTTTATTGCAAAGTATGTTAAGCCGATTATTGACGCGCTTGCGTTAAACGTCGGACACGCTAAGAAGTGACTAGGGAAGAGCGCAATCTCGCTGTCCAAGCCCTAGAGCAAATCGCCAAGCATGAAAAAGAGTGTGGCGAAAGGTGGGCAGAGGCAATAGTAGAAATGCGGGAACTGCGCAAAGTAACCGACTCGCACGCAGCGCGTTGGGAAAAACTAGCATGGCTAGTGGTGGCAACAGTAATCACAACAGGAGCGAGCGCTTGGACTCTTATGTTGAGATGAACAATGGCAATAGCAGAGGTAGTGGCTGTTCTGACGGCCGTCAATTCGCTGGCGAGCGCCGTTTCCGAAAGCGCCGGGCATGCATCGAGTCTTTCGACAATTGTTGGACGCCTATGCAATACGCAGGAAAAGATTCACGAGGTAGAAAAGAAGCACGCTGGCAAGCTGGACCAGAAAAGCGCGCTGGATATTGCTTTGTCGAAAAAGCGAGCTGCCACGATTCAACAGCAACTAGCCGATCATTTGAGGATGGCTGGCTTGCACGATGTTTTGCACGACATGAATCAAATCATGGAAGAGCAACGAGCGGCGCAAGCAAAAGAAATGGCGCGATTGAAGCGCGCGCAGAAAGAGCGAGAAGAACTAATCAATTTTGTCGGCCAGATGCTTGGCATCGGCGCGACAGTATTAACGTTAGCAATGGGAACACTATTCCTCGTTATTAACGTCTTCTAACGACCCGTGCCGTCCTGGCACCGACCTTGGCGCACCCGCGCCCGATCAACGACATATTTAATTTAGCTGCTAAGGAGCGAGCGATGGATAACGTTGTGATTGATGGTAATGAAATACAAATCGAAGACCTGAGCGACGAAGGCAAGGCGCAGGTCGGAAGGATCATGGAGCTGCGAAACGAATTAGGTCGGTTGGACATGCAGCGACAAGAACTGCATGTGGTAATCAACGCTTATGCGAACAGCATTAAACAATCGGTTGCGGAGCAGGAAGAAGAGCCGCAGATCGAACTGGTGAATTGATGGCGATACTCGGCGAGCTCATAGCCCCGGCAACAAAGCTACTCGATAAATTTATACCCGATGCAAGCGAGAAGCAGCGCATCGCGTTTGAATTATCGACGCTCGCCGAACGCCATGCGCAAGAGCAAGCGCTCGCGCAGATAGAGCTCAACAAGCAAGAGGCGCAAGGCAACTGGTTTCAGTCATCTTGGCGCCCGGCCATCGGCCATGTTTGTTGGATCGGGCTTGCTTACAACGTGATTGCGCAGCCGCTGCTCAGCGTGTGGTTTGAGATGCCGCCAGTGAACAGCGACCTGCTTTACCCGGTGATGCTCGGCATGCTTGGTATGTCGGGCATTCGCGGAGTCGAAAAGATTAAGGGAGTGGCGAAGTGAAGTACTTCCATCCTGACGAGTTCAGATGTCAGCACTGCGGCAATGCGGGCATCAAGTTCTCGTTTACCGAAAAACTCGATGACATCCGCGAGGAGTGCGGCTTCCCGTTTTTGATTAGCAGCGGTTATCGATGCCCGGAACACCCCATCGAGGCTCGCAAAGAGAAGCCTGGCTCGCACGCTGCCGGCTACGCGGCGGACATTGCGGTGACCGGCGAGCAAGCGCTACGCGTGATCGAGGTCGCGCTACGTCATGGAATAAAACGAATCGGCGTTAACCAAAAAGGGGGTGGTCGATTCATTCATTTGGATACGGACCCCGATCGGCCGTCTCCCGCGATTTGGAGCTACTAGCTTATGGCTTTGATTGCACTAGACATCCCGCCAGGCGTCGTTAAAAACGGCACGAATCTGCAGCAGGCCAACTCTTGGAACGACGCGAATCTCGTTCGCTGGTACGAGGGCAGCATGCAGCCCGTAGGCGGCTGGAGAACGCGCACAAGCAGCGCGATGACAGGGGTATGCCGTGCGTTGATCACGTATCGGGACAACGCTGGTAACCGCCGCACGGCCGCAGGAACGCATAGCAAGCTGTACGTCATTGATGAGTCAAATACTGTGCATGACATCACGCCGACCGGCTTTACTGCCGGCGCCGCTGACGCTGTGCAAAACCTCGGCTGGGGATCGCTCACTTGGAATGCAAACGAGTGGGGCACGCCGCGCCCAGACACCGGGCCGTACACGCCGGCCACAACCTGGTCGCTCGACACCTGGGGCCAATACTTGGTCGGCTGCTCAACGTCGGACGGCAAGATTTACGAATGGCAGAACAACACATCGACCGCAGCCGCTGTCATTACAAACGCCCCGACGAGCAACACGGCGATTATCAGCACGGACGAGCGATTCATATTCGCGCTTGGCGCTGGCGGAGAAGGCAACCGGGTAGAGTGGTGTGATCAGGAAGACAATACAACTTGGACGGCCGCAGCGACTAACCAGGCGGGCGGATTCACGCTCGCAACGGGCGGCAACATCATCACCGCCGAATCGATGCGCGGCGAAACGCTTATTCTGACTAACGTGGACGCGCACGTCGCGCGTTACACTGGCCCGCCCTTTGTCTTTTCTTTTCAGCGCGTGGGCACGGGCTGCGGCGTAGCCTCAGCGAACGCTGTAGTGCGCGCTGACACGTTTGCAGCCTGGATGGGTACTAACTCATTCCACATTTACGATGGCGGCGTGAGAGCTCTGCCAAGCGCTGTGGGCGATTTTGTCTTTAACGACATCAACGACGCGCAGCGATCAAAAGTGTATGGCGTGTTAAACAGCAAATTTAGCGAGTGCTGGTGGTTCTACCCATCAAGCGACTCGACCGAATGCAATCGCTACGTCGCTTGGAACTACCGCGAAAACTACTGGACCATCGGTGAGCTCGCGCGCACAGCAGCCGCCGACGTTGGCGAGTTTATCTACCCAAACTACGTAAGCGCGGATGGCTACCTCTACGAGCATGAAGTCGGTTTCTCTTATGACGATGCGACCGTATTCGTTGAGAGTGGGCCTGTGCTGCTCGGACAGGGCGATCGATTGATGGTTGCCCGCACGTTGATCCCCGATGAAAAAACGCAGGGCGACGTGAAGGCGACGTTCAAGACGCGTAATTATCCGAACGCTAGCGAGTCGAGTCACGGCCCGTACACGATGGCGAACCCAACGAGCGTGCGGTTCCAGGGTAGGGAAGTGGCCATGCGGATCGTCGGTAACGTCGCAACGGATTGGCGGGTTGGCACGATGAAACTCGATGTTGTACCAGGGAGCGCACGATGATCCTTCCTAACGCAACAGAAAAGTACGACGCCAAGCAGATCAATCAGATGAATCTCTTGATCGAGCAGGCCGACCAACTCAATCACAAGCGCAATCAAGATGTTGAGGTGGGCGACGCGCGATTGATTTTGAAATCTCCCAACGGCACGCGCTATTCGATCACGGTCGATAACAGCGGCAATTTAGGAGCGACGGCAATATGAATGTAGATGACGCGATGAGCGCAAAGACAAGCCTGGAGGCAATGCTGCCTTACAGGATTTTGCTGCAGTCAGCGCTAGACCTTAGCGGCGGCACGCACACGTTCGAGGACGTGGTCGAAGCAGTCGATGAGGGGCTGATGCAGTTCTGGCCAGCAAGCGAGAGCTGCCTCGTCACCCAGCTCATCGTCTATCCGCAGGTGAGAGCCATTCACATATTCCTGGCGGCGGGCAACCTAGAGCAGATCAAAGATTTCGATGAGTCACTCGATGACTTTGCTAGACAGCTCGACGCCGAATTCATCACGCTTAGCGGCCGAAAGGGCTGGCAGCGCACACTAAAAGACATCGGCTACCAAACGAGCCACGTCACCATGTACAAGGAGGTTCCTAATGTCGATGGGTAAAGGACCAGGCGGGGGCGGTTTTAGTATTCCGACCTTCACGCCGCAAACGCCCTACACGCCGACGATGCCGTTTCAGCCATTTGAGCCACCTCGGCAGCAAAGCTTCGGAAGCTACAATCCGATGATGGATATGTACGGCTCAACGACGCGCGTCATGCAGCCGATGCCGAACTACTTTTCTCAGTTCTCGGTGCCCGGTGGTTACCAAAGTCAAGCGCCAGCACCCGCACCGCCGCCCGCGCCGTTGCCGCCAATACCAACGCCGCAGCCAAACCCGTACATCCCGGCGCCGTTTAATCCGTTTCCTCTTAATTTAGATTTCGGTTACTACAACGGTATGCCGATCACGGACGAGACGTACAACTCAGAGCCGCCTCCGCAGCAGCCGTCGAACAATTTTCAAATCGACCTAGCGCCGCCGCCATCTAACTTTTATGGCGGCATTAACCCTGGCGGTATGTACACACCAGCGACTTATGACGATTCAGATAGAACGCAGATAACTGACGCGCAAATAGACAACCTGTTTGGCAGCCGCGGCGGCCTGTTTACGCAGCAAGCAGATCCTGCCGCAGAAATCAGCAGTATGTTTGGCAATATCAGGCCATCGATCACAGCAGAAGAGACTGGCATCCCAGCGAGCGACTTCGTAAATCCTGGCAGACCACAGTCAACGCTTAACCTATCGCAACCCGGAAGGGGCACGTCTGGATTACCGCAAACGAGGAACGAGCTGCGCATGCCGATTCTTGATGCATTAACGGTCGGTAGGAAAGACCCTGCACCAGCAGTAGCGCCGACACCCGTTGCGCCGCCACCGCCACCACTACCTGACCCTGGATTCGGCGGATACGTGAACAATATACGCATCTCTCCCTTTATGGGCGGTTTTAACTTCGGAGGGCTTTTCTAATGAGCTTCGGAAAAAGTAATCAATCATCGTCGCAGGAGATGGACCCCCAAATCAAGGGCGCGCTGCTCGACGTTTTTAACAGAGGCAGACAGCTCTCTTACACGCCTTACAACCCGTACCAGTTTGCAACGGTCGCGCCTATGTCGCCTTTCCAGCAGCAAGGAATGCAGGCGACTGTCGATGCTGCCAACGCAGGCTTAGGCCGAGGAGAGATGCAAGATGCGATTAACGCAGCACGCGGCGTTGCGCAGTATCGGCCTGGTCAACTGCGCGGCATGGACGTAAGGCAACAGGGACCAATTGATGCTGTCGATGCAGGCGACGCTGCAGGAATGCAGCGAGCATCAGCCATGCGCCTCGGCACTAACTTCACCCCAGGCACTGCATCGGTCGGAACCGTTAGTACATCGATCGATGCGGGCGACGTTTCGGCGTCTCCAATTAGTACTGGTTATGGCGTTGACCCTGCTCGCATTAATCAAGCGCAAGCGCTCGACCGATTCAAAGGCTCGATTTCTGGCGGCGCGGGCGATCGAATTACCGGGGCAATCACGGCTCCTACTGCGGGGACAATCACAGCCCCTACTATTCAGGCTGGCGATACAGTGACGGAAGATACAGTAACCGCCGGCAGATTTGCTGATACAAATATCGATCCGTATATGTCTCGCTTTCAGACCGGCGTGATTGACGCAGCGCTGGGCGACATCGAGAGACAGCGCAAGATCCAGCAGAACCAGAACAAAGCAGCCGCAGTGGCCGGCGGCGCCTTTGGCGGCGACCGACAGGCCATCCTCGAAGCCGAGACAAACCGCGCAGCGCTTGAGCAATCGGCGCGCACGGCAGCGCAACTTAGGCAATCAGGCTTTGAGTCGGCAGCACGGCTTGCCGAGGCAGACCTCGCAAGACAGACCGACGCCGCTCGCGCTAACCAACAAGCAGCGTTACAGGCTGACCTTGCTAACCAGGCGACGGGACTGGACGCAAGCAAGGCCGGCGGGCAGCTCGGCCTGCAAGCGCAAACAACGTCAGCGCAACTCGGCCTGCAAGGCGCGCTAGCGGCGCAGGACGCCAATTTGCGTAGGCAGCTTGCTAATCAACAGGTCAGCGTTGGTGATGCTGAGCGAGCCATGCAGGCTAGCTCAACGATGGCCGCTAATCGATTGCAAAATCGGCAGCAAGAATTGCAGCGCAGGATGAGTAATGTCGCGCAGGCAAACGAAATGAACCGCGCGAACCTCAACGCCCGCATGCAGGAACAGCAACTGCGCCAGCGAGCCTTGACGGCTAACCAGGATGCAGGATTGCAGGCACAGCTTGCTAATCAGCAAACCGCGCTCGCAGAAGGACAAGCCGCCAACCAGGGCAGGCTACAAACGCAGGCGCTTGGCGCGCAGGCAAGTCGAGCGAACCAAGATGCTGGCTTACAGGCACAACAACTCGGAGCCCAGCAAGCCCGTGCGAACCAGCAGGCGTTCTTGCAAGCGTCGCTCGCTAACCAGCAGAACCGGCGTCTGTACGGTTTCCAAAATCAGGACGCGGCGCTACAAGCGCAGCTTGCGAACCAGCGCACGGCGCTCGATCAGGCAAGGCTCGATCAAGCGCGACGCATCCAGAACCAAGACGCCAGCTTCCAGCGACAGCTCGCCCAGCAAAATCTAGGGCTGCAAGGAGCCGCGCAGCGGCTCGCTGGTGCTCAGCAGCTTGCTGGGCTTGGCCAGGATATGCGCGGGCTAGCGTTTGCAGACGCGGCAGCTCTGCAAGGGGTAGGAGATACGCAACGGCAGTTCGCGCAGCAACTGCTCGACGATCAATACCGTCGATTCCAAGAGGCTCAGAACTACCCATTCAGGATGTTCGATGTCTTGAGAAGCGGCGCAGGCATGCTGCCTAACCCAACGATGACGAGCTCGTCAGGAAGATCAACAAACCTCGGAATCTAAGTAATGTTTAGTTTAGCGAACATAATTAAGCGCCGACTGGCAACGAAGATCGGCGACAAGATGGAAGACATCACTGCCGGCAAAAACTTGCTTGATGATCCATCGCAAATCGGCGGCATGATCAAAGACAGCATCATGAATCGACCGACCATCGCTGCAGCCACTATGAGCGATGAAGAGTACGAAGAGTATCTGCGTCAACAGATGATGCAGCGTGGTGGTATGGCCGGTGGGAATCCCTACATGGCGCAGATGCCTGCGCTCGATATGCCGCCCGTTGGCTTAGCGCCGACTGGGGGCTTTGTTGGCCAGACGCCTAACTACCTCAACTTCGCGCAGCAAAGTTTGGGAGGTCCGTACTGATGGAAAACCAATTGCCTTTCGATATCAACTCGCTGACGCCAGAGCAAAAAGCGATTGTCATGGAGCAACTCATGCAAGCCGGCGGTCAGCCGCAGCAACAGCAGGGCAACTTTGCGACTAACCTTTTTCAGAGGAGGATTCTGCAGCCATTACAAGTAAGGCTGGGGATGCGTGACTCGCCTCAAGATGTGCTTAGGAAGCAGCAATCGGTATTGAATCAGTTTCAAATGCAAGACCTTATTGCTGATCAGTCGCGCCGAAACCAAGCGGCCGAGTATATTGCAGGGCTCGATGCAGAAAGCGCTAAAGCGCTCGGTTTGAATCCAGCGCAACTTGCGCTTGCTCAAGCAAATCCGATAGAGGCTTACGACGATATCGTCAACAGGGCGTTTTCTCGCGAAACTTACAGCACAACTCCGCAGTACGGATTTACTAAAGATAAAGCTCGCATCGCTTATCAGCTTGGTGATCGAGGCGGCATGAAAATTATCGATGTCACGCCTACACCAGACACTTACACGGTCGATACTGGCGCAAGTATTCAGATCCTTAGCAGGCTGGATAACACGGTCATTGACACAATTGAAAAAGAAATGACGCCGGATCAGGCAGCGCGTGCGCTAATCGAGAAAGATAGAAAAACTAAAGAGGACAAGAACAGATTAGTAACCCGCGCAAAAAACCTTCGCACTGAGTTTAATAACATTACCAAAGAAATGCGTGACGTTGGTTTGGCTTACGGAAAAATTCAGGCGTCTTCGACTGAGCCGAGCGCAGCAGGCGACATCGCGCTTCTAATTAACTACATGAAGATGCTCGATCCCGGATCGGTCGTAAGAGAAGGGGAGTTCGCGACAGCACAAAACGCTGGCGGCGTGGAGGCAAGAGTACGAGCGACTTACAACAATTTGTTGCGAGGAGAACGCTTAACAGAGGGCCAGCGGGCAGATTTCTTAGCTTCTGCCGGCAGAGTACTCGTGCCCTATCGCGATGAGTTCGAGGCAACCAAGCTGCGGTATTCCGCCTTAGCAGAAAGAGAGGGCGTCGCCCCTAGTGATGTCGTTATCAATGATCCGTTTAGCGGGTTTGGCGTTATTGAAAGAAATAGGCAGTGGTATATCGATCGAGGTTATACGCCACCAAAAGGTATGAAGTAATGGCAACGCAATTAGAAATACTTTTAGAAAACATCGCTATCGCTGAAGCAAACGGTGCGAGCCCGAGAGATATCGAGGGGATGGTTTCCGATTTCGGGTACACAAAGTCTCGCTTTGAAAACGCCACCAAACGTCTTGCTGAAAGTGGCGGCAAAGTAACTCCTTCTAATGCGTTATCGAACACCCTGCGCGGTTTTACGCTCGGCGCGTCTGACGCAATCGAGGCGGGCGCTCGATCGCTTGTGGGACCAGAAACCTACTCACAAGAAAGGGCTGCAATCAGACTCGGTGAAGAGGAGTATGCTGAGGACTATCCCGGCAGAAAGTTTGCCCAGGAGTTCGCCGGTGCAATACCAACAAGTATCGCTGCATCACTGGCGGTGCCAGGATCTGGCGCTGCGGTACAGACGAGCCGATTGGCTAACTTTATGCGCGCAGCGCCCGTAGCAATGGGCGAGGGCGCGGTAGCAGGTTACTTTGGCGGAGACGCTGACCCGCTCAGCGCTGATGCACTGGGAGACGCTGCTATCGGTGCAGGTGTGGGAGCCTTGTTCCCAGCGGCAGGTAGTGCGATCGGAGCAGGGAAGGACGCAATATCACCTGCATTCTTGAACAGCGCGCAAGAACGCATTGTGGGGGAAGTGCTGCAGAACGCTGCAACGAATCCGCAAGCTGCCGCTCGTAACCTTGCAGAAAACGCAGAGGTGTTAGTGCCAGGTAGCGTGCCTACGACCGCGCAAGTAGCGCGCGATCCAGGGCTTGCAAGTTTCGAGACAGGCGTGCGTGGACTAGATCAAAGCGGCCGCATTGCTCAAAGAATCGGCGAGCAGCAGACCGCACGTGCAGTAGAAATGCAGAGGCTTGCAGGTACTGAGGATGACCTAGCTCGATTGCGAGATTATAGAGATATGCAAACGGCGCCGATGCGTGAGCAGGCGTTTAGTCAAGGCGGCATCATCGACAACCCCGCTGACATTATCGAATCTTTTACTGCGCTCGCTAATCGCCCTGGAATCAAAGGCAGGCGGTCGGTAAGAAAGATTATTGAGCGGTTTCGAGACGATGTAAAAATGCTCGCAAAAGACCCGGATGATCCTGACAACTTGCTGCCGATTGATCCGCGCGACCTTTACGCTGTGAGGCAAGAAATCGGCGACTTGATGTCTGGTCGTTTGCAAACAGATGAGGCTTCCGTTGCAAGGCTTTCAAAGGCGGAGCTTACCGAGTTAAAGCAACTTATTGACGATGAGATTGAGCTTGTTGCGCCGGGCTTTCAAGATTACTTGCAAACTTATGTAGCGAAGAGCAGGCCGGTAAATCGAATGGAAACAGTGCAAGACCTACAGCGCCGAGCGCAGGTCGGTACTGATCTACAGACCTTAGAGCCTGTGCTGAGCCCGTTCAAAATGCGCAATGCGATCAACGCAAGAAAGCGAGACTTCGATCGATTACCGCAGTCAAACAAGAAGCGTGTCAACGCAATCATGCGTGACCTTAATCGATCGACGGCCGCGACAGCACCTGGCGTGAAAGTACCAGGTAGCGACACGTTTAAAAACTTATCGATGGCTGCGGCGATAGGGCGGATCTTCGGTGACAACGCATCAGACTCAGCAATACCGTCCGGTTTGATGTCGCCATTTAGGACGCTTTACGGCATCACCAACTCCGATGAGAAAATGACAGAACTACTGGTGCAGGCTATGCTTGATCCAGAACTGTCAGCAAGACTGTTGAGCAGGGCTACAGAAGAAAACGCTAACAACTTCGTAAACGCTTTGCGCAGGAGGATGCCCGCATTTTTCTATGGTCAAGGCGCCGCGATGGTTGGATTGAACGTAGATTAACTACGGCAAAATTGCGGCAAATAATCGACGAGCCCAGTAAAAATGGGCTCTTTCGATTCCGGCCCTGGGCACCACGACCCTCCCCGCATATTCCCCCTAAACTCCATAAAAGCCCATAAAACAAGGGTTTACGGGGCTTCTATTCTACGCCGTTTTCGCTTATAACCACATTTCCCCATATTTTTACGGCGCCAATTACGGCAAATTACGGCAGAAATTACGGCAGGAGCGAGCGTGAAGGGAACATTTAGAAAGCGAGGGGATCGCTGGGAGGCCGGCGTTATGGTCGGCGG